CGAATCCCTCCTTCTCCGCCAAATAACAAAAATCGTTGGAATATCAACGATTTTCCTATTACTCGGTTGTGGTTTCCCGCATTTTTCCCACCTAAAAGACGATAACGTCTTTTAAGGCTTCCACATTTGCCGATTCCGTGGCATGGATATAATGCTCCGTAATCTTCAAATCGGAATGCCCCGCAGTGCTCTGTACGATGGAGAGTGGTATGTTCTCCTGTACGGCAAGCTCTGTAATGTAGGTATGCCTTATGTCGTGGAATCTCTTTACATCAGTTATGCCCGCCCGCGTCTGAATCCGCTTAAATGCACGAAGAAGATTTTTAGGAAGCATATACCCGCCGAGGGTTCCGTGAAGTACGGTTTTGGGTTTCCCCCATCCTCTCTGCAGGGCTTCTTTATTCTGCCATGCTTTATAATCCTTGAGCATGACCCATATGTGTTCAGGCAATGCTACAAAGCGGGATTTATTCCCCTTCGGTGCCTGAACAACAACTTCCCTGTGATGCCCTCCGTCATCGTCAAACACCCGAGGGTAGCTCAGGGTTTTGTTTATTCTGAGGCCTTTGCCGAAAAGCACATCGTCCCACTCCAGAGCACACAGCTCCGCTTCTCTGAGTCCTGAATTGAAGCCCAGCACAAAAGCCATTCTGTAGACTTCTTCAGTCTCCGATAAAACTGTTTTGAGAAGCTCTCTCGTCTCTTTTGAAATGTACTTCTCATCTTCCTTATCATTCACTTCAATTTCTCTTACAGCTTTAAGCTTCCTGCACGGGTTGAGACCGTCTATTATCTCCTCATCAAGCAGATACTCAAAATACTGCTTAACCACCGTCAGAAAGCTGTCTATGCTGCCCGCCGATTTGCTGATGTCCTTTTCCATTCGGAATACACATCGCTTAATAAGAGAGCGGTCTACTTCAGAGATGGCCGAATCCAGCAGTTCACAGCTTCCGCACAGGCCACACTCTACAACCTGTTTTCGATACATTAGCTCATATCTGTCAAATGTGGATAGCTTCTTGCATTGTAGCTTTTTCACTTCGAAGAACCACTCTTTTATGCTATCTCTCACAAGCCTGGCTGCCCCTCCCCTTGAGGGGCTTTTCTTTTCTGCCTCGTACTTTTCCAGATATTCCGCAAGCTTCCGTTCTGCGTCTCTCTTACCGTCTCCGTAAAATTCTTTTCTTTTACCGTCTATTACTTTAGATATGCGGTAATACTGCTTTCCGTTTTTAGTGCAGTTGTACTTCTTATTAGCTGCCATTTCGTTTTCTCCTTTCCGGGGGCTATACAGCCCCCTGATACGTGATAATTTTTTCTACTTATTATGCTTGTTTTTCCACCATGCCAGAGAAACTATTTTTTATATAGTCGTTACTCTGGTTCAGGAGCCTTGCGTATCCCATTAACTGCTCCTGCCCGGCTTTGTTGAGATTACCATAATAGCCCAACAGTTTTGTTTCTTCCTTAGTCAAAACGATTTCGTCCCAGCCCATAAGCTCACTTGCCCCCACGCCAAAGATTTTCGCAAATATGTGAATCTTGCTTAGGGGGATGTCCACCTCGCCTTTCTCGATGCGGGATATCATAGACCGGTTTTTGTAACCCGCCTTAGCTGCAAGCTCGTCCTGAGACCAGCCGCTCTCTATTCTGAGCCTTTTAATATTGTGATAAAGCTCAAGCACGTTCTCACCTCCTCATTAATATAATAACATATTTTGCATTTTATTCAACAAAAATTAGTAAAAACCTTGACAAAGTTTAATCAGGTGTTACAATGTGAGTACACGTTAATTAAAAGCAACAGGAAAGGAGGGGTTTTATGGCAAACCTGGAAAAGCTAAAGACCGCCATAGAGGATAGTGGGATGACCATTACCGCAGTCGCAGAGAAGGCAGGAATGGTAAGAGCTACTCTTTACAACCGCCTAGGCGGGGTCGGGGAGATTACAGCTTCTGAAATCGTCGGGTTGACAAGAGCGTTGAAGTTGTCGAAAGAGGAGCGGGACGAAATTTTTTTAAGCTGATATGTGCTTTTAATGCAACAAAAAAGGAGGAGAAAAATGGAGAACAACTCAACAGTTAAGCAAGTCTCTAGAATTGAAAATTACGATGAAAAAAAAAGCCAATGAAGAAAATCAACATTCTGATTAAGCACCCGGGCGAGAAATGGGAGATGGTAACCATAGCAGACGAACTGAAGGAGCACCAGAGGCTTGTTGGCGGACGTATTGAATGCGTCCCCGGGGTGGCACCCAATACAATCTTTATAGTAAACGATGAGGGTAAATGGAAAGGGCTGACACCGAATTTCGCTTTTCGGGGCGATGTACTTGTTGGCAATGTGCTTTGTGTCGGGGTAAGTGGAGAAGACTTCACGGACTGCCCGATTACAGCACATGAGCTGAATACGATATTTGAAAGGAGGTGAAAAAAGAATGAGTGAATGTGTGGAATGCGGAAACGTGGTTAACGACTACGCCCCTGTTAAGCAGGGCGGAGTTAAACGCTCACCGATGTCTGACAGAATCCTTATCGACTGCAAGGAAGCCGCAGCAATGATGATGGTTTCTGAAATGCAGATACGTGCTCTCTGCAAAGAGGAGCTTGAGGGTTATGAATCAACAGGGTTCCCCGTAATGCGAGGAAACTATCGCGGATACAGAATCCACAAGGAGCTGCTCAAGGAGTGGGTCCGAGAGAAAATCGTTAACAAGGAAGCTGTATTAGTGTAGTAAAAGGAGGAGAAATGTTAAAAGAAGTATTCAATGCGTTAGAGATGGAAATGGCAAGGCTGGTACAGCTGTTATCAGTTATAGACCCAATCACGCAGAAGGAGCTGTATGAGTCCATCTTGGAGAGGGTTACAGAAATTAACCGTCTCACGTGGAGACATGAGGAAGCTGAGGAAGCTGCGGTAACTGCGGTAACTGAGGAAACTGAGGAAACTGAGGAAACTGCGGTAACTGCGGTAACTGAGGAAAAGCCTAAGAAAGCAACAAGGAAACCTAAGAAAACGCAGGAAACTGTAGAAACTGTAGAAACTGTAGAAACTGTAGAAACTGTAGAAACTGTAGAAACTGCGGAGGCTGTAAAGAGCAGCATCACCTTTGCGGAGCTTAAAGCTTTCGCCGCAGATATGTCGGCGAATGGCTACAGGAAAGAGGTAAAGGCTCTGATAGATAAGCTCGTACCGGATAAGTACGATGAGGACGGAGAGCTGAGAGCGAAAAAGATTTCAGCAGTACCCGAAGAAAAGTATGAAGAGTTCATGGCAACTCTCGAAACGCTGAAAGGGGAGCTTTAATGGCGGCACACGCTTTATTGTCGGCATCGGCATCTCATAGATGGCTTGAGTGCACCCCTTCAGCAAGGCTTGAAGAGGCTGTACCTAATCAGGTGTCCTCTTATGCCGAGGAAGGCACCATAGCTCATGCTTTAGGTGAGCTTAAAATCCGCTATGAGGTGCTGCAAGAGATGTCAGATGGCGAGTATCTTGTAAGACTGGCAGGGTTTAAGGACATCCCTGTCGATATGGAAGAAGCTACCAATGAATATCTGGAATTTGTTCAGACCGAATACGAAGCCGCTTCTAAGAAGGAGAAAGCTTTTATAAAGATAGAACAGCGAATCGACTACAGCCACATAGCACCTGACGGATTCGGAACAGCAGACTGCGTTATCATCAACGATGATACCCTGCATGTAATTGACTACAAGCATGGTAAGGGCGTTTCCGTATCAGCAGTCGGTAATCCACAGGCGAGGCTTTATGCCGTAGGAGCGGCAGAGGCACTTCGGGATATTTACGACTTCAAGAAGGTTCGGTACTCAATAGTACAGCCGAGAATCGGTAACTTCACTTCCGAAACCATATCGCTTGCACAGCTTGACGAATGGGCTGAGCAGTATGCAAAGCCGAGGGCAGAGCTTGCGTATATCGGCAAAGGGGAATTCAGGACGGGCGACCACTGCCGTTTTTGCAGAGTGGCGGCTACCTGTAGAGCAAGAGCCGAGGAGGCTTTAAGGCTTGCGGCTGAGGAATTCACGGATTCGCCGCTACTCACGATTGAGGAAATCGCCGAAGGTGTACTTCCTAAAGTTGAGAGCATAAAGCACTGGTGCGAGAAGATTAAGGAATACGCACTGGGCGAAGCCCTGAGGGGTGTAAATGTTCCGGGCTATAAAGTAGTAGAAGGAATGAGCCGCAGGAAAGTCAGAGATGATAAAGCCGAAGCAGAGCTGATTGCGGAACTGGCAGAACACGGATTCGACATCAATGATACGACAAGACTTAAAATCAAGCCCTTGGGGGAACTTGAGAAGCTTGTTGGGAAAAAACAGTTTGCGGCTATAGCAGGAGACCTTGTTATTAAACCGAAAGGTTCACCGACACTGGTTCCTGAAAGTGACGCAAGACCCGAATACAATTCGATAGAAACAGATTTCAAGGAGGATTAAATATGGGTGAAAAAATAGTAACAGGAAAAGTAAGGTTCTCGTACGTACACGTATTTGAGCCAAAAGCGGTTGAGGGTTCAACAGAAAAGAAATATTCCGTATCTCTCATTATTCCAAAGAGTGATAAGAAAACCGTAAGGGACATTAACGCTGCTATTGAAAGAGTAAAGCAGGAAGGCATCGCATCAAAATGGGGCGGCAAGCTCCCTAAGAAGCTGAAACTCCCACTCCGAGACGGTGATGAAGAAAAGGATGGAGAGGAATATGCTGACAGCTGGTTCCTTAATGCTAACGCAACGAGAAGACCGGGAGTTGTGGATAAAGCACTTCACCCGATTTTAGACGAGGATGAATTCTATTCGGGGTGTTACGGCAGGGCGTCAATTACGTTCTTCGCCTACAACTCCAACGGAAATATCGGTATCGGGTGCGGACTGAACAACTTACAGAAATTAGCTGACGGCGAATCACTGATGGGCGTAAGCAATCCTGAAGACGATTTCGGCGAATTCGATGACGATGACGATGACATGCTCGATTAGGAGACTATTATCGATAGATATAGAAACCTATTCAGGTGCGGATATCAAGAAGTGCGGAGCCTATAGGTATGTGGATGACAGCAGTTTTGAGATTCTGCTTTTTGCGTACAGCTATGATTTCGGCGAGGTACATGTGGTAGACCTTGCTTGCGGAGAGGAAATTCCCGAACAGGTACTTGAGGACTTAACTGATGACGGGGTTAAGAAAACTGCGTATAACGCCCCGTTCGAAAGAACGTGCCTTGCAAAGTACCTGAACAGGGAAATGCCTCCTTCACAATGGGATTGTACTTTGGTTCTTGCGGCTCAGATGGGGCTTCCTCTTTCGCTTGATGGCGTATCGGATGTTTTGTTAACTCCCGATAAGGCAAAGTTGAAAGATGGTAAAGCGTTGATTAGGTACTTCTGCACTCCATGCAGACCAACAAAAAGCAACGGCGGCAGAACACGGAATCTGCCTGAACACGACCCCGAAAAATGGGAGCGGTTCAAGGAATATAATCGGCAGGATGTTGTTGCCGAAAACGAAATAAGAAAAAAGCTGCTGCGGCACCTTCCAAATGAAACCGAACATCGGTTCTGGGAGCTTGACCAGAAGATAAACGACCGAGGAATAAAGGTCGATTTGCAGATGTCGGTAAATGCCGTAAATATCGACAGGGAAAATAAAGAACGAATCAAGGATATAGTATTCAGGAAATACGGTATCCGAAACGCAAAGTCGAATATGCAGATTAAACAGTATATCGAAAACGGGGAAGGGATTGAAATTAAATCCCTTGATAAAGACCACATATCAGAAGTAAAAGCACAGCTGACACTACCTGATACAAAGAGGTTGCTCTCTCTGAGAGAAGCTATAAACAAGACCTCGACGGCAAAGTACGAAGCGATTCTTCGTTCTGTCTGCTCTGATGAGCATATCAGAGGGTTGTTTCAGTTCTACGGAGCCAACAGAACAGGCAGATTTGCAGGAAGGCTATTGCAGGTTCAGAACCTTGCGAGAAACAAAATGCCTGACCTTGATGAAGCCCGAAAACTTTTAAAGGTCGGAGACGCTGAGCTGTTCAACGCAATGTTCGACAGACCTGAACAGGTACTGTCTGAGCTTATCAGAACAACCCTGATACCTGAAGAAGGCTGTAAGTTCATCGTGGCTGACTTCTCCGCAATAGAAGCACGTGTTATTGCGTGGCTTGCCAAAGAGGAGTGGGTATTAGAGGAATTCAGGGGCGAGGGCAAAATATATGAAGCTACCGCCGCTCAGATGTTTGGTGTAGATAAGGGATTGATTAAAAAGGGCAATCCTGAATATGCACTGAGGGCAAAAGGTAAGATATGCCAGCTCGCGTTAGGCTATCAGGGCGGAGAAGGTGCAATGGTAGCCATGGGTGCTCTGGATATGGGCTTAACGGAAGATGAGCTGCCGAAGCTTGTACAGATGTGGAGGAAAGCCAATCCGAAAATCGTGAAGCTGTGGTATTCCATACAGGAAGCAGCTATGACCGCAGTTAAGCGAAAAGGCTTCGGCAAATGCAAAATATCAGGCACTGAATTTAACTGGGAGAGGGGGCAGTTATTCATGACCCTTCCTTCCAAGCGAAAAATATGCTACCTGAATGCCCGAATCGGCACTAATCGGTTCGGGAGTGAAAGTATACTATATGACGGTCTTAACCAGACCAATAAGCGATGGGAAACGCTTGAAACCTATGGCGGAAAGCTTACTGAAAATCTTGTGCAGGCAACCGCAAGAGACCTTTTAAGGGACTCGATGCTTGCTCTTGACAGCGAGGGTTATGACATTAGAATGCACGTGCATGACGAGGTCATAATTAATGAGCCTGTTGGGGGCAGAACAGTAGAAGCCGTATGCGAGATTATGGGAAGAGATATTACGTGGGCTCCCGGATTGCCGCTGAGGGCTGAGGGTTTTGAGACTCAATACTATAAAAAGGACTAACCACATGATATACAAATGCAAGAAGTGCGGAAGCACGCACCTTGAGGTCAAACCGCAGGAGGGCAGTCCGCATTACAGCCTACACTGTAAAGACTGCGGAAGCTTCATCCGCTGGATGCGGAAAGATGACGCTATGCAGCTTCTGCAAGACCTTGTGGAAGAGGAGCGGAAAATCCCCGACCCTTGCCCATTCTGTGACGAGGATGACCTTGTAATAGTTCGGGCATATGGGGATGACGGTATATGCTCGTGGGACTTCATCCCTGTCGAGTATTGCCCCGCGTGCGGCAGACCTAAAAGAATAGAAAGAATAGAAGATGGAGGGGACGAATGAACATATCAATAGGGCGTTCCCGAAAGGACAGAAACTGGAAAGCTAAAGACATCCCGTGGGATGAAATCGTTCATAGGCTCTCAGTCGTTCAGAGAACAAGAGAAACTATGAACGAATACAAGAAGATGACTAAAGCGGAAAAAGCCGCCGTGAAGGACGTAGGGGGCTTCGTGGGCGGCACGGTAAAGGGCGGCCGCCGCATCAGGGGTTCGGTGGAAAGCCGTTCTCTTATAACCCTTGATGCGGATTATGCTGAGCTGAATTTCTGGGAGAACGCAACAGCGTTAAACGACTTTGCGATGTGCTGTTACAGCACACACTCTCATCAGAGTAAAGCTCCGAGACTCAGGCTCGTTATCCCCCTGGCAAGAGATGTTACATCAGAGGAATACGAACCCCTGGCCAGAAAGATAGCGGCCGTGATAGGTATAGACCAGTTTGATGTGACTACCTACGAACCGACACGATTGATGTACTGGCCGAGTGCTTCTATTGACGGGGAATTCTTCTTCGAGCAGCAAAACGGGGATTTCCTGAATCCTGATGAAGTGCTTGCAAGATACGAGGACTGGCGGGATGTTGTATCGTGGCCTCTTGGCACAAGAGAACAGGAAGTACGGCTAAAAGACATTCGTGTTCAGGGTGACCCTCTTACAAAGCCCGGACTCGTCGGGGCGTTCAACAGGGTATACACAATATCAGAAGCTATAGAGAAGTTCATACCGGATGAGTATATAGCCTGTGAAGGCGGAAGGTACACCTTTACGGGGGGTACGACCTATGGCGGGGCGGTGGTGTACGGAAACGATGCGTTCCTGTACTCCCACCACGAAACAGATCCGGCAGGAGGTATTCTCTGCAATGCCTTCGACCTCGTAAGGCTGCACAAGTACAAGGAGCTTGACGGCAACTCAGAAGCAGGCACATCGGTTAATAAACTTCCAAGTTATTCGGCAATGTGCAAGCTTGCCAGTGAGGACAGCAGCATTAAGGAGCTGCTCATTGACGAACGCAAGAATGAGGCTGTTCTTGACTTCGGGGAGCCGATTACCGACGAGGAAAACTGGATTGATAAACTAAGAGTTGACGCCAAAACAGGGAGACCTATCAGCGACTTGCCGAATGTAACGCTCATTCTGGCAAATGATGAAAACCTGAAAGGCAAGATAGCTTTTAACGACTTCCTTGCTCGGAAAGTTGTCACGGGGGAAATGCCGTGGCGAAAGGTGGAAGAAGGCACAAGTGCAGACGGGTGGACTGATTCCGACGACTCCTGTCTAAGGCTGTACCTGAAGGAAAAATACGATATCTCCGGAAGGGCCGATATCGACGATGCTGTTCAGATAGTATCTGCACGGAACCGATTCCACCCTGTTAGGGACTACCTTGAGTCTCTGAGCTGGGACGGAAAGAAAAGAGTTGAGACGCTGTTCATAGAATACCTCAGGGCGGAGGATAACGAATACACAAGGGAGGCGACCCGGGTGTGGATGACTGCGGCTGTGGCACGAATACTCGCCCCTGGTTGTAAATTCGACAATATGCTTGTGCTTGTCGGAGAACAGGGGATAGGTAAATCGCATTTTTACGAGGTGCTTGCCGGAAAATGGTTCTCGAATTCCTTTACTACCGTACAGGGCAAAGAAGCCATGGAGCAGATACAAGGTGTGTGGATTATGGAAATCGGGGAACTCTCAGGTTTTAAAAAAGCCGAATCAGAAGCAATCAAAGCGTTTGTGAGTAAGCGAGAGGATAGCTTCCGAGGTGCATATAAACGTAATCAGGAAACGTACAAAAGGCAGTGCGTTTTCGTGGGAACCACAAACGATTATGGGTTTCTGAGAGACACGACAGGCAATCGCCGTTTCTGGCCAATAACGTGTAGGCAGGTGAGCGGCAATGCTGATGTGCGTATGTTCGGGCAGGCGGTGGACGGGAATCCCCGGGAGGCTTTAACCGAACAGGAAATAAATCAGATATGGGCTGAAGCGGTTTACTACTTCCGAAGAGGCGACAAACTGAAACTCTCCGAAAAAGCAGAGAAGATGGCTCGGGTGGAACAGGCAAGATACAGAGAAGATGACCCTCGGGAAGGCGTGATACAGCACTATCTGAACATGAAGTTGCCAAGAGACTGGGAGAAGCTGACACGTTCACAGAGAAGGGATTTTGTAATGGGCTACACAGCAGATAGCTACAAGCCTGACGAGCTTACCTTCGAAAGAGCGGAAGTTTGTATAAGCGAGCTGGCATATGAGTTGTACGGCATTGATAATCTCAGTGCTTTTGAGGCGAAAGCCTACCACAGTCTGATGCGCACCGTAAAAGGCTGGAATCGGTCAGACGCAAGAAAAATCACCAACTGGGGCAAACAGTGGGTTTACATCAAAGAGGAGTGAGGTAGCAGAGAATGGCTGTAAGAGAAGCTGAAATAGAAGAATACCTTTTCGGCAGGGTTAAAAAGCTGAAGGGTGAGTGTATCAAGCTTGTTCAGGGGACTGGACTTCCTGACAGGGTGGTGGTACTTCCGAACGGGCGGATATTCTTCATCGAGCTAAAGAAACAAGGCACGGGCAGATTATCCGCCTTGCAAAGGGAGCGGATTAAGAGACTGCGAAAGCTCGGTGCTACAGTCTACATCCCCGACACCAAAACTGAGATAGACGAGATTCTCCGAAAGGAGACCGACAATGGCTGATGTATTCAAACCTCACGACTACCAGAGAGTAGCTCAGAAGCATATTGAGGATAACCCCCGTTCGGGTCTCATACTTGATATGGGACTCGGGAAAACCGTCATAACGCTCTCGGCTATCCGGGAGCTTATGCACGAAACCTTTGAGGTTGAGCGGGTACTCGTAATCGCTCCGCTCAAAGTAGCGGAAACAACATGGACTGATGAAGCGGCAAAGTGGAAGCACCTCAGAAAACTCAGGATATCTCAGGTACTCGGGGATAAGAAAAAGAGGGAAGCAGCTCTTCAGGCCAGAGCTGATATCTACATCATAAACAGGGAGAATGTAGAATGGCTTGTTGAACATCTCGGGAAAAAGGGCTGGAAGTTTGACATGGTTGTGATAGACGAGCTGTCAAGCTTTAAATCACCTAAAGCGAAGCGGTTCAGAGCGTTAAAAAGAGTAATGCATCTGACTGATAGAGTAGTGGGTCTTACGGGAACACCCAACCCGAACGGTTATATGGATTTATGGTCTGAGGTATTCCTTATAGACAGAGGTGAAAGACTCGGGCTGACCGTTACAGGCTACCGAAGGAATTTCTTCACTCCGGGCAAGCAGAACGGCAATGTGGTGTACAGCTGGGCACTGAAGCCCGGAGCAAAGGAAGAGATTGATAGGAGACTACAGGATATATTCATCAGCATGAGAGCAGAAGACTATTTATCCTTAGAAGAACCTATCAAGTGCAACAGAAATGTAGTTCTGTCGGAGGCTGAACGGAAGAGGTACAGAACAATGCTGAAAGACAAGGTACTGCCTCTTGTAGAAGACCTTGACGGAACTGAAGACAAATCCGTAGTTGCTGTTACGGCGGCTGCGGTAAGGAACAAGCTACAGCAGATGGCAAATGGGTTTATCTATGACGAGGAAGGAGCTGCGTACCCGATACACAGCCACAAGATAGAAGCCCTGAAAGAGCTGATAGACGAAGCAAACGGGGATTCGGTGCTTGTGTTCTACTGGTTCAAAGAAGACCTGAAGACCATCAGAAAAGCACTCCCTGAAGCAGTCGACATTAAAGACAGGAACACAGCAGAGGTTGTGGCTGAGTGGAACAGAGGCGAAATACCTATTCTGTTATGTCATCCCGCTTCTGCCGGACACGGGCTTAACCTACAGCAAGGCGGTCATATTCTGATATGGTACAGCCTTCCGCCGGGGCACCTTGAGTTATACGCTCAGGCAAATGCAAGACTGCACAGGCAGGGACAGAAACACGTTGTTAGGATGTACCACATACTTACGGAGGATACCGTAGACGGCATAAACCTGAAGAGCCTGAATGACAAAGCTGCTACTCAGGACGGGTTTATTGACGCACTGAAAGCATACGTTAAGGAGGCTGCACGGTGAGTAGGAAGTTACCTAAATCGGTTGAAGTATATCTGGAACAGGTAAAGACGGGACCCGAGAATGATATAGCGAGACTCGAATACAGGCTCGAAGAGCTGGAAACTGAGACTCAGAGAGTGACAGCAGACCTTTCGGGTATGCCGAAAAGTGGTTCGGACGGCGGCTACAGACTCGAGAATATACTCGACGAGATAGACCGCACCAGAAGGAGGCTGTCAGGGCTTCTCCTTAGGTCATACAGAGCCGAAAAAGAAGCGGAAGACTTTTTAAACAATATAACCGATGCTGACGCAAGAGTAATATTATCTATGCGATACATAGACGGTAAAACTCTTGCTGAGACAGCCGCCATTCTGGGGCTGTCGGAAAAGACAATACAACGAAAAAGGAAATCCGCTCTGGTGAAAGCCCAAACCGTTTATGACAGGTGGCGGATGGAAGGAGAATAGAACAAATGAGATTGCATTTACAGTGGGTTAAAACGGAGGAGCGGCTTCCTGAAGTCGGAAGCAGATTCCTCGTGATGTTTGAATTTGTTAATAGTGGCGGCTGTGTGATAGTTGAATACAGAAGGGTTAGAGAGGACTGCTTTGAAGAAGTGACAGAGGGAATCTTTAGAACAGAGAGAGAATTGCGGAACCTGTTCCCGCTCTGGCTTGAAATCCTCGACACTGATACGGGCAAAATCGCTCCCCCGACACGAGAACTGTTCTACAGCCTCGGCGGCATGGTGGTAAAGACCAAAGACATTGAGGAGGTTGATGCTGATGCAGACTAAAAAGAAGTGGTTCGGGCTTGTGGGAAAGCCCAAAAAGAGACTTGAGAGTCGGTGTAGTTTCTGCGAACAGAAATGGCACACCGAAACAATCAGAAGCCCTTATATGTGTCCTGACTGTGAAGAGAAGCAGTCTAAAGGACAGATTAGCGGAGCGAAGAACACCTTGTATAAGGCATGGAGAAAGAGAGGTCTTTTATGATTATTCTAATCGGAATAGGTATGTGCGGATTTGCAGCACTGGCGGTATTTGCGGCTTACGTTGAGTCAAATAAGTTCGTCAAGGAGGCTGAGAGGGAAAGAGATTCCGCAAAGTGGAGAAGTGAAGAGCTTACAAGGCTCAATGCAGAGCTGTCTGCTCGGGTTAAAGAACAGGAGCTTGCGATTATTAAATTAAGCGGGGGAATAAAATAGATCCACACACGCAAGGGATGAAAACGGAGGTAAGGAAATGGTATGGCTGACAAGATATGAGAAAGAGCTGTTTCTTCTGGCTACATACGCACATCAGAATTTCAGGGAGTGGGCGGACAACGAAAAAACCAACCTGAATAAAGAAGAGAGGAAACATCTGAGAGTGGCGGCAACCTATATTGCCAAAGCTCTGAAGAGTTACGGGGCACGGTTTGACTCTGACCAGTACAAAAGCATTATGGCACTGGCTAAAAATTCGGTGTTTGAAATAACCCGAAAAGACACGGTACCGCAGCCCGAAATGAAAAGATTAAACTACAACGCTGTGTTGGAAATAGCTAATCATGCGTTGTGGAAATGCTGTAAAGATACGTGCATTTGCCCGAACGATGATTTTAAAAAGTGTGAGCTGTTCAAGGCAATGTTTGAGGCGGAAATACCTAATTCAGGGATTGATGCTGAGGGATGCCCGTATAAGTTATAGAGAGAATAAGCGATAAACAAGAGAATAAGCGATAAACAAGAGAATAAGCGATAAAAACACACGAGGAGAAAAGGAGAAAAAGCAATGTTGAACAGATATGAACTGAAAGTAAGAATTACATTTATGGATGATGTGCTGGGCAGCTGGCCAAACAAGAAGAATATCTTCGAAGAATTTATAGCGAGCAAAGCCCCTGATGCGAAGACCAGAGAGCAGAACGTTGAGGCTTTGGGAGTTGAAGAAGTGGTTAGACAGGACAAAACGGTATTCCCTCGAGACAGAGATGGAAACCCTTGCCTTATGGCATATCAGATTAAGGGCTTTCTTAAAGAGGCTTGCAAGTCTATTAAAAGGCTCAAAGGAGTTGAAACCAAATCGGCTAAAATGGCAAGCCATATTAAGGTCATTGACGGAAACATATTCGTCGAGCCTGATACTATACCTTTCTCGCATGGCGTAGCCTCTGAGGACTGTGCGAGAAGCCTGAGAGCGAGTACCGCTCAGGGGGACAGAATAGCAATAGCAAACAGCGAAGTAGTTCCCGTATCGGCTCAGATGGAGTTTACAATAGTGTACTTCGATAAAGCTCATTACGAACCTATCAAAGAGTGGCTTGATTATGGTGTGTATCGTGGTCTGGGACAGTGGAGAAATTCAGGCAAAGGGAGATTCCGCTGGGAAGAGATATCAAATGACTATGTAACCGTATAGCAAAGCACAGGCATAGCAGTGAAAAGATAGCTCCGCAATGGCAAAGCAAAGCACTGCAAAGCAAAGTGAAGTAACGGCACGGCAAAGCAAAGTGAGAGCACGGCAAAGCACAGTGAAGTAACGGCACAGTATTGCACAGTAATGTTACGCATTGTGATGTAACGGCAAAGCGAAGCACGGCATAGCATAGCGGCGGCAAGGCAAAGCAGAGCACGGCAAAGCAGAGTGAGAGCTTGGCAAATCACGGCAAAGCAGAGTGAGAGCATGGCAAATCAAGGCAAATCACAGCAAATCACAGCAAATCATAGCAGTGTAACGGCAAAGCGAGGCAAAGCGAGGCAAGGCACAGCTGCGGCAAGGCAAAGCAGGGTAATATATGGCAATGTGATGTATGGCAATGTTACGGCACAGCGAGGCCAAGTAATGTGACGGCAAGGCAATGTATGGCAAGGTAATATATGGCAAGGTAATATATGGCAATGTGATGTATGGCAATGTGATGTATGGCAATGTGATGTATGGCAATGTGATGTATGGCAATGTGATGTATGGCGCGGCAAATCATAGCAGTGTACTACGTTTGAAATTCAGGAGGTAGATATGTTAAGAAAGTTATTATCAGGATTTTTAGCGGCGGCAATGCTGACTGCCGCAAGTGTCACGCCTGCGTGTGCAGGCACGGATTACTACATGGGGGCTTATAAGATTACCTATTACTGTGCGTGTGCTAAATGCTGCGGAAAAACAGACGGCATTACGGCAACAGGAACCAAAGCGACTGAGGGCAGAACCATCGGAGTGAATCCGAAGGTAATACCATACGGAAGCAAGGTATACATAGAAGGCCTTGGTTGGTACGTAGCAGAGGACACAGGCAGCATTAAAGGTAAACACATCGACGTATACGTTAGCTCTCATCAGAGAGCATTACAGTTAGGCAGACAGTACAGAACTGTCTGGGTTAGGAGGTAGAATAATGGAAGCCGTTAAATTCCTGAAAGAAAGAGAGCGAATGTGCATGACGCTTAATCGGACTGGTTATGAATCGTGCGAAGGCTGTGAGCTGGATGATGTGGACTGTATGAAATACATACTGGCGTATCCCGAAAAAGCGGTCAGCATGGTGGAGAAGTGGAGCAACGACAACCCACTAATCACGAACAGAACGAAGCTTGAAGAGGTGTTCGGGAAATTATGTGATATAAGAAAAAGTGTAAAATGTTCGGCGTGGAATAGTAACAATTGCTATATATTTAGGGAAAACTTACTTCCATGTATGGTCTGCCCGTGGTGGGATGAGCCATACGAAGCACCGCCGATGGAGGGGGTTGAGTAATGAAGGGTTATATGGAACTGTTAAGAGAAAAAGAAGCGTTGCTAAAAGCCGTTAAGCAGTTTGACCTTGACTGTTTATGCTGCAAGAACAATGTAGAGTCTGAGCACGCATCGAACTGCGGGGAAAGCGACTTTATGTGTTCTGAGTGTAAGCTCGATTGTGTCTGCAGAAGCTGCCGTGACAATTCAAATTACGAATTCGATTTCGGGAAATTCAAGGAGGTTGAGTAATGAAAGAAGTAAAATGTATGGTTGGTATTACAAGCTGTACCTATCCCGAAAGTATGCCTGTTGAGGAAGTGCAGGAATATATCAAACATATCAGAGAAGAACAGGGAAAGCAGGTCAGGTCACTTGTTATTGAGCTTGACGGTGATTATGTTAATCTCTCTTACGTGCTTACGGAAATTCCGTTTGAGCGTATCAGAAGAATCACAGGCTATCTTGTAGGGGATATGAGCAGATGGAACGACTCCAAAACTGCTGAGGAAAAGGACAGAGTGAAGCACTCTGTCAGCGATGTGGAGAAACTGAAATGACGCTATCCCGTGAAGAGTTCTGCGAGCTTTTAACCAAAGAGCTTGCAGAACGGAAGAAAGCTAAACATAAGGCGGCTAACAGGGATTTGGCAGAATATCACTTCAGCAAAAGGTATAGACATATAAGAGACGCGGTTAATGGCAACTACGGGAAGAACCCGAAGATATTTTAACAGGGAGACTATGCAATGAGAAAAGAGATACTGGAAAAAGCGATACAGTGCGTCTGTACTGACAGAAACGGTACGTACGGAGAGCCTGAGGACAACTTTAAGGTTATAGCCGAATTATGGAATACGTATCTAAGCTTTGTTCTGACAGGCGGGCAGATGCTGGAGGCGAAAGATGTAGCGGCGATGATGATATTATTTAAGATTGCAAGGACTGTGACTGCACAGGTGCCAGCCCCCGACACGTGGGTTGACATTGCAGGGTACGCAGCCTGCGGAGCGGGGGTCGAGAATAAATGAAAACGGAAATATTAAAAGTGAAGGGCGACTGGTCAGAAGTGCTTGATGACTGCCGCGGAACAGTTGGAAAAGACAGACTGCACAAAGAGCCGTCGGATTATTTTAAAAAGCGGATTCTCATTGCAGAGCACAGCCCTATAAGAGACATATCATTTAAGTGGCTCTGGGAAAAGATGCCGCACTGGGTAACGGTACACTGGTCAAGGCATAAATGGGAGAAGTATATCCGCACTCAGCGGACGGACAGAACAGGTGTACCGCGTGATAAGCTTCCTCAGGATGAGCCGCAGAATTTCATTGGCGAGGCGAACATCCAGCATCTAATAGACACAATGAGAAAACGGCTTTGCTATCAGTCAAGCCCTGAAACAAGGACTTATGCAGAGGACTTAAAAGAAGCCGTTTCGGAGTGGGACAGGGATATAGGAAGGGTACTTGTTCCAAACTGTATATACCGTTTCGGTTGCCCCGAAGAAAACGGATGTGGTCTGTTCCGCAGGTTCCTGGACGGGGTAATGCGTGTGGAAGATGCGGTGAATATAAACACCCGATACGAACTCTACAGCGATTTCTTAAAAGAGAGGAAAGGTGAATGTGAAAATGTCGGAAATGAAGGACGTACTGACGAAAAGTGAAGCTGTAAAAGCGGCTCTTGAAACGATGAAAAGCATGAGAGCAAATCACGACCTCAGCGACTGCAACAGAAGGATACACCTTGATAATGTGTGGAATCTTGAAGTTGACGCCATACGGCAGGATATAGATATGGAGGAAGTCGGGTCCTCCCTCGGGGAAGTGCTGTACTTCGAGGTCTACCTTACCAGAGACGGAAATGACGAGGAGTGTGCAACAATCAGCACTGTTGACACGGACGAAGAAATCAAAGACAGCATTGAGTACATACTTGGTACGCGGCAGTCGTGGCAGGAAAACGCTGAAAAAGGCTGGTGGGACTGATGATTGATTACGCTAAAGCCTCTGCGATAAGCAGAGAAAAAGGTTATTTCACAAAAGATAAGTTAGACGAGTGCATGGACGGATTCAGAGATGTGCTGGACGCTTTGACGGAAGTTCGGGAAGGCAAAAGTTCAATAATGCGGATGTGCCGTGACAGAGGCTGGAACCTTATGCAGGTAAGACGAGCTATGTATGCGATAGGTGCAAGATTTGAGGAGGAGCGAAAGGGCCTCGGCTACGGAGACAAATTAGAGCTTCTCTCGCCTCTTGAAAAGCTCTACAGAGATATATTTAATTGCGATGACAAGACTACTGAAGTGTATGACGTTATGCCGCCCGATGCTTATGAGACAATAGCCCACATCTTCGAAAACCGTGAAAGAGTCGGATTGACCGAAAGAGAAGTAAGTGTACTGAACAATTACTATTTTGAAGAAAAAACACTTGAAGAAGTCGGTAAGCTGTATGGCGTAACAAGGGAACGCATAAGACAGATACTTGCAAAGGCTCTCAGGAAGCTCAGACATCCGCAAAGAAGAAACCTTCTTGAGAACGGAATGGCATATCTCGACTATGTCGAAATGGAATACCAAACCCGAAAAGAAGAGGAAAAGGATCGTCTCATTGCTGAGAAGCTCGCCCGTGATGCAGAGCTCGAAGCTCTGAGAAACGAACTTGAGCCGCCTGAAGATACGGCGGAGAACATGCACATAAGAGAACTTGGGTTGTCTGTTAGAAGCTATAACTGTCTGCTCCGCGCGGGTTATGAAACCGTCGGAGACCTGAAGAATACAAACGAACTAAGGCTTATGAAATGTCGCAACCTGGGGAAGAAGTCCCTTGCGGAAGTGGTTAACAGGATTAGAGACTACTACCCTGAATGGGGTTTAGAACAGGAGTAATACGTGGAAAAAATATTGGATATGAAGGATGAGCTGACTGCGGTTGAATCCGCGGTCGGAGATGAAAAAATGGTGCTCAAGCTCTGTGAGGAGTGCGGAGAGCTTATACAGGCTGCGAACAAGTGGCTTGGCACAAAAGAAAAGTACGAAGGGCTTATCAGCGAGATTGATGCAAGCTCTGAGCTGATGCACTTACAAGAAGAACTGGCGGACGTGCTGCTGATGATGTGCCACATCATCAACATCACAGGGCTCCCATCAGGGAATATCGTGAGACAGGCTAAACAGAAACTGAAAAGAGCAGGAAGGAGATTAGGGATATGGTAAGAACAGATTGCGTATTTTTAAGACGCCAGAGTACGGGGTATGTGTGTACTGCGTTGAGCAGTGTCGAATGTGAGAGCTGCGGGTTTTTCAAAACTGGCGAACAGCAACGTGAGAGTCTGCGGAAGTCCGAAGAAAGGCTTAAAAGGCTGGGACTTGAGAACGCATACAGGCAGCCGTTTGATGCGTCAGCGGATGACACGGGAGTGGCGACAATGAAATCGCTTACAACGGAAGAAGAAAAGCGGAATAGGATATTGAGCGTCCTTAAAGAAGAAGACGGGCTGACTGCAAACGGCATTCGAAATCAGATGATCGCCCTATTCGGAAAAGGCGTAGATCACTACGTAATGTTGCGTATTCTTACCGGGTTGGAAGAAGAAGGCTTCGTTTACTCTATCGCAGACCCTCGCCTCCCGAGAAGTGCAGTGAGATATTATCTAAGGAGGGATTAGCATGGCAACCGATATTATAGCAATGAAAAAATGCTCTGTATGCGGAAAGGAGTTTGTGGTCCCATACCCGGAACTGTGGACGTACAGAAGCAAAGGCTCCTATCGGAGATATCAATGCAGTTATAAATGCTATCGCAAGACGAGTAAACCGGTTAGCAAGACCGTACAGAAACAGCTTAACGGATTATAAGCGTAAGAAAGGAGCGTTAAAACCACTATGGCTATCTACAACACTAATAAGATTATACAAGCCGTGCGGAAAGCGGCGAGGAGTAAGTGTGTATCCGATGGATTGATGGTACAGGCAGCATCCAACGGATACTACTACGTAGGGACAGGATTCTGGCTGGTATGTGTTCCGCCAGAACAGTTCTATGCGGACTTCCTGCCTGCACTGGGGGTTAAGCCACCTGAACAGGGCAGTTCTTGCAGATATTATAAGGGTAGCATCCAGGAGGATGCCCACGACCTGGAGAGCCTTATGAGCGAGTTCGGGAGAAGTTGTAGCTACGACGCGGCACGTTCCGGATTCACAAAGGACCTAATAGATGAGGGCCTTGTTGTGCGAGTATACGCATACAAAGACGGCACTGAGGCCGTCCCGTATATAGTTAGTACGGAGTGTGACGCTTTTATTAACTTTGGCGGCGGCGATATTGAGAGTATTAAACTCGCTAATCAGAAGGGTCCTCTGCTTATTACGGATAAGTCCGACATTAATCAGAGGCTGGTCATAATGCCGATTTACTTAAGCCCTGAACGGGACGACGCAGCTCTCAAGGCTATCGCACAGTGCTGTATCTGAGGAGTATGAAATAACAAATAAGCAGAGTGGCAGTTATATCCACTCTGCTTATTTGTTATATGTAGTAATGCTTCGCCGCCTCGAAAGACGGGAAGAAGTGTATGCCGGGGGCGTACTCCGCCCACCTATCCGGGTCGAAGTCACGAGCTTCGACCGTTTCCCCAACCCGGTATTTGAACCCGTAAGTGTATAATGACGGGACCGACTTTACGGTGGCGGCGACCGACCCGTCGAGGTTGTATATTCCCAGGACTTCCGCCTTATCGCATCTACCTGCGACCGTTGTCGCAGAGCTGCGTCTTGCGTCTTCGGGGATCCTGAGCTTAACGATATACTCCGTATACCCGGCTGCCGCTTTTTTCCACCCTATAAAAGCTCCCTCTTCGGGACAGGTCGGAAAAAATCCCACGGTGTGGGCGTCTACGTCCACGTCTTGCAAATCCGCACCTCGCAAATCCGCACCATACAGATTCGCACCTCGCAGATTCGCACCTCGCAGATTCGCGTTCTGCAGATTTGCACCGCGCAAATTCGCACCACACAGATTCGCGTCTTGCAAATCCGTGTCATACAGGATTGCTCCCTGCAGGTTCACGCCATACAGATATGCACCCCGCAAATTTGCACCCCGCAGATTTGCGTACTGCAAATTCGCCTCATCCAGTTTCGCGTCTTGCAAATCCGCGTCTTGCAAATCCGCACCCCGCAGATTTGCGTACTGCAAATTCGCCTCATCCAGTTTCGCGTCTTGCAAATCCGCGTCTTGCAAATCCGCGTTCCACAAGCTCGCGTAACACAGATTGGCGTTTCGCAAATCCGCATCCCGCAGATTCGCGTTCTGCAGATTTGCACCGCGCAAATCCCAGTTCCGCAGACTGGCCCTCTTGCCTCTGCTTCTCAGGCTTTTGAGCCATTCTGCATGGCTATCTAAAACTCTTTTAAGAGCGTCTTTAAATTCTCTTTCATTATTCATTTCTTTCCTCCTATTCTTCTTCGGATAATAGTGCCTTCTCAGCCGCGCTGAGAAGGTACCCATTAAGCGATAAGCCATCTTTAAGTGCGGCCTGTTTGAGTCTGTAGTGTAGATCACCTTGAATGTAAACCGTGAGGCTTACGGCATCGGGGATTTGCTGTACTACACCATGCAGCTCCATCCATTTCAGAGCTGCGTTTTCCGCTAATGGGAATATCCCTGAGCCTTTGCCAGGCGTGTGCAGGAAGTATTCTCCTGTCCTTTTCCTGTACAAGGCCGTGCCGGCCTCAGCTGCTGCATGAATTAATACCGCCGCGTCGGTGCTGTACCGGCGCCCTTTGATTCGCACTTCTGCCATGCTACACCTCCGCTTTAACTGTAGGGTCGAGGGAGTCCCGAAGCACTTTGAGCTCTTTGTGGAGATCGTCGGTCAGACCGTACTCTTCAGCCTCGGCAAGAGCCTCCTCTGTGATCTCGATCTCTGCCACATACCCACAGTGGACTTTCTGCTTCTCTGATTTGGTAAGGTGCCCCCACCAGTCCAGAGCCTCGCTGATAGCCTCGTCAGCCGTGTCAAACAGCTTGCTGCTGCCTACGTCATCTGTCATCTCCTCAAATAAGTATTTAATCATTTTAAAATCCTCCTTAATTTTAATTTTAGGTATTACCCTGACCGGCATTGCTGCCGGTTTCGTCTCAATTTTCAGAGACTCATCAGAGGGTTTAATTATTCTGTCCGTGAAAGAGCCTCTATAACTCTTTTAAACGCCCTCTCTCCGCTAAAAGTTATCTGGCGTTGCCATGCTTTTTGTGACGGTGCCCACTTAAAGCATTCACTTTTCAGGAGGGCTCTTGTATCGTCGTCAGGTTTACCCGGGAATATAATCTGATACCTCATTATATCAGTATTCTTAACAGCCTTGAAGCCTTCAAAATCCTGTTCAGAACTTCCCCCGTCCTGAGCCGCTTCCAGGTCTCTAATTCTTTTCTCGACGCGATGAATGTTAGCGTTGTTATTTGATAGTGTATAAGACGAATATCCTATACGTCCGAGATAAGGCTCTCTGAGCTTTTCAATTTCAAAATCGGTGTAGCCCAGCTCATACAGAGCGCCATCCGAGGCGTCAACGTCTTTCAGCCGCAGGGCCTTATTAGCCGCAACCATTCGGGCTTGTGCGGCTTTAAGCTCTGCGAGCTTATCTTGTAACTTTTCTAATGCATGGGCATCTGATGATAGGATAGGCCCTGTTCCGCGAGCCATTCTGTCCAGTTTGTCGAGAATCTTCTGCGTATCCTCCCAAAATGTGTGGTTACGGTCCCACGCTGCAATCTGTCTCTCTTTTTTCCTTGTGGGGAAGTTAGCGGCTCCAGAGATGAGCACCGAAGGGCACATCATGCCTATGCTGCTCTCGCGATTGTAGTATTCCGCCATTCTGCGAGCATATCGATCGGCGTAATATTCTGCTCTCTCTGCGTCATCCGGGCGGACCTCGGCAACCTTTGCCGCAAGAGCATAAGCTTTATCTACATCATCTTGATACGCGTCTGTTGCGCTTCCGTGTTTATAGTCGCTTGAGTAGCTCATTTCGTGGGACCTCTGTGCATTAACTTCGTTAATTTCGTAATACTTCATTTTTCATTCTCCTTAGGTTTAATTAGGTTTAATTAGGTTTAATTAGTGTGTTACCGTTTCGCTCAGCAGCTCATCGGGGCCGGACTTCTACCGGCCGACGGTAGCGGGGGCGGCCGCTTAGCTTATGCAGCGTTCGCCCTCCGCCAAGATAGGGTTGGAGCCGTACTTGTTTTCATTCTCCTTTAACTTTAAGATTTTGGCCCATGACGATAATCCTCCTGTACTTATTATACTACATTGGAAGGAAACTCAAAATCATTGTCCGAAATCTAGTCTAGCACCGGTTAATCCATTCGCCGTCCACAAAGACGTGCATGTTAGGAGCATTATAGCAAGCCCCCTCGTCGTCCTCAGACAAGGCCATGTGGATGCAATAATCAACATCTTTAACCTCGTAGGCATCCAGCTCATCATTGTAGGGCAGAGTTGCCGCGTCGAAGAAGTCTTCTGCCCAGTCAGGACCATACCCGTAGCGGGACGGGTCCCACTCCCTGATTTCTACGTCTACTACTCTTTTTTTGTCAGTCAATCTCATTTTTCTTTCCTCCTTTGGGTTTTTATGTTATTGTGTTGCCGTTTGGCTTAATGACATATTAACATACCGCTAAAACCGTTGTCAATAGCTTTTTTTAAATTTTTTAAATTTTTTTTTCGGATTTTTTTCCGCCGCCCTGGTTAAAGCTATATGATGTAGCAGCTCTTGCAGTTCCGCCAGGGCGGCAATCCGGGCGGGGTACGGGATACGCCCGGTTAAAGTGCTGTTATTATAGATATGTTTAGACGGACAGCAACAAAAGCGGATATTTTAGGAGCAAAAAAAAAGGGTACTTTTTGGACAGTAAAACGGACAGCTAAAGGAGTAGTGGTCTAGCTTTAAAAACATTAGTATTTAGCCGTTTCCGGGCTGTCTAATCGGGTTAATGGGCAAAAATGGTAAATTTTTACTGTCTGTGCAAAAACATTGATATTTAGCCATTTTTTGGGGATATGGACAGTAGGACAGTAATTATTCTGTAGATATATTTAATATATAGGTATATAATAGTATATATACGTATATACTAATAGTAATACTATTACAGGGTAATATTGTAAAACATAGCTTATTATACTTTATACGAGTTAACTGTCCAACTGTCCACAGCAGCACTTTCGGAGGGCAAAAACGTTGATATTTAGCCATTTTTGTGTGGACAGTAAAAAAGAGATTTTTTTTGTGCGGTAGTGCGGGAGCCGTTTAGCCGCCCCAAAAAACCTCCTTTTTTGCCCGGACAGTTGATGTGTCCACCTCTGTCCTGAGTTTATCAACAGGGTGTTGATAAAAATGCAAAAGTATTTTTATGCATAAAAGCGAATAATTTTGCATAATTATGCATAAGTGTTCGGGTATTTACCAACATTTATGCATAATTATGCAAAATTGTTCGCTTTTATGCATAATTATGCAAAACGGAGCCGCCATAAAACCGCAGTGCCCACATCCGGATTAATATAATCAGCGTCTCGCCCGATTAGCTTATCACTAATAGTATCACTAATAGTATTACTATTAGTATTAGTATCGCTATTAGTAATATTACAACTATTAGTATAATCGCCGTTGTAGTTTATTTGCTCTGGTGCAGTATGTAGTATTCTACGCCATAAGCCTAAAAACCGCAAAATATAGCCATTTGTTATCCCGGGACGCGGAACTTCCCACATACGTTCCCACCTCAGCCGCCGCCCCACCCAACCAGAGGCAGCCACCGCCACAGCTGCACCCACCACCCGGACGGGATCCCCCGCCGCCCCGAGATGCAGCACAGCGGCATTACTTAGTATTACAGTATAGCAGTATTGCACAGTAGTATTATTACAGTACCCGTCCCGTCCCCCAGACCCCAGACAGGGCAGACCCCCAACCCCCGCAAAGACCCCACGCCGGTTGGAGCGGGAGAGAGCGTGATGTATTGTAGCTACTGCTTTTCCGCACTTCCGCACTTCCGCACTTCCGCACTTCCGCACTTCCGCACTTCCGCACTTCCGCACTTCCGCACTTCCGCACTTCCGCACTTC